CCCCGAAGAACTTCTGTATCTTTTCGATCGAGCCGGAGTTGCGGTCGATGACTTCTCGGATCTTGTCGAAGGCGTTCCGGCCTGCGTCAATGATCGGGATCGCGATCATCTTGAGGATGTCGGCAAACTTGCGGAAAGCCTCTCCTACTTTCGGGCCGACCTTCTCGATGAAGTTCTCGAAGACGGGAACTACTCGACGGAGGAAGAACTCGGCGAGACTACTGACGATCGGGATGACGTAGGAGCCGATCGTCTCTACCGCTTCTGAGAGAACGATGCGGAGTCGCGACATCTTCCCGGCGAACGTCTCGGCGTTGGCCTGTGCCGCGCCGCCGAAGATGGAGGAGAGTTCGTCGGTGACGACCTTGAAGTCCCCGGCGTTCTTGGCGTTGTCTGAGAGTTGGATTCCTAACTTGCTGAGAGCGGTTGTCGATCCGCCATACGCCTTCGCCAGAGCGATCGACACCGAGTCAAGGTCACGTCCGGTTGCGGCTGAGATGTCGAGGGCGACGTTGAGTATGTCCTGCGCCTCGGTGACGTCACCCGTAGCGCGGACAAGGTTCCCGAGTGCGGGGCGGAGTTGATCGTCGGCAACACCCAACGCTCGAGACATCGCTCCGATCTGATCGTCGATCGCGCGCACCATGTCCTCGGTCGCGCCGGTTGTGTTCTCAAGCGTCTGTCGGAGTTGCTCGAACGACTGCTGATCCTCTGCCGCGGCCTTGACTGCCGCGCCGAGTCCGGCGGCGAGTGCTCCGAATCCTGCCGCCGCTAAGACGCCGACCTTCTTGAATGACTCGCCGATCTTCCCGAGACTGCTATCGGCTTCGCCGACCGCCTTCTTGAGCGGGCCTGCGTTGCCCGAGATCGTGACTGAGATCATCGCCATAGTGAGCCTCTAGGGTACTACGGGTTCAAGTCGTACTTCTCGATGAGGTTCTTGACGAGTTTCTCGTAGCGTTCTTTGATCTCGTCGCGACGTTCGTCGATCGCGTCGTAGATGAACGGTTGCGGCTTGATGCGACGAAGAGGCCATCCGAAGTGGATCGGGCCTGCGTAGGGAACTGACTTGTATCCGGCGCGCACTTTCGCGGATGTCTTGGTCGCGGCGTCGCGGATCGTCGCGGCAAGGTTGCCGGAGTCGAATGGAACGTATGCTCGCGCACCTTTCGCGACTTGTGCGGCGATGGCCTTATTGGTGGGGAGGAACTCGATCGCCCGGTAGTCGAGGTCGTCGGAGAGTTTCTTCAGAGCGGTGCGTGTCTTGGCGAGGCCTTCGATCTTGACTTGACCCTCGCGGCCTTCTACTCGGAAGCCGTACGTCCCGGTCGGAATCTTGTTCGCCATTAGCGGCGACCTCTCTTCCTCGCTTCTGTGCGATCCTTGAGCCTAAGGTGCATGAGTTCGAGGATCTCCGGCGGTGTGTTGATGAGGTCGAGCGGGGAGATCCCGGTGTCGACGGACATGACCGCGATGACTTCTAGAAGAGATCCTCGGATTAGCCTTTTGGGGAGTCAACGATGTCGACAGACTTGATGGTCTTGAGCCATTCGTCGAACGTCTTCACGACGACTCCGGCGTCTTTCTCTGCAAGCCATCCGAGGTAGTAGAGGTGCTCGAACTTGACCGAGTTAGATGCGAACGCGGACGAGATTCCCATCTTGGCCCATCGCTCGAATGCGATGATCGTCGGCGGGAACACCGGATACTGATCCTGTGTTCCGTCTCGCCGCTCAACGGAGACGGAGATGTCGATCATTACGGGGTGACGTCCTCCGTCAGAGTTCCGCCCTGATAGGTGACGGTCACGGCGACGAGTTCGCCGACGTTGACCGTGATCGGCAAGGACGCGAGATAGCCGCCGACGAGTTCATACTTCGGCGAGGAGGTCGCGGGTGCGCCCGTGAGCGGCGAGTAGACGATGTCGACGGTCGTGCCGACGTCACCGAAGAATGTCTGCACGGCTTCGCTCGTCGCGAACGAGCCGAGAACGGTGAAGGTGATCTCATTGTTCTGGAGGCCTGCGCCAAACTTGCGCGCGGTGTCTGCGAGCGTCGTCACCTCGAGAGCCTCTTTCGAGTAGGTGATCGTGATCGACTGGAGTTGATCCTTGAAGTCGACGCCGCCGACCGTGAAGACGTCCGCGGTTCCGAGTTGGGTGACTGTTGCCATGTTCTAAAGACTACTCCTTGTGTTGATCCGATCCGTCCTTGCGCGCGCCGTAGTGCTCGCGAGGTGCGGGTTCATTGTAGTCGGGGACTCTGTCGCGTGTTATCCCCACAACTCGACAGAGAAGCGGTAGGCGAGCATCTCGACACCCGCAACAGTCACGGCGACGGGTACGGCGGAGACGCATCGCACCGACGATACCGTCCCGCCGAGAGTCTGATCGGCTTCGATCTTCGTCTTGATCGAGTTTGATCCGGTCGCGGTGAGAAGCCCGTCGAGGTAGTCCTGTGCGGCGCGGTCGGACATACGGCCCGCGATGAGGATGAGGTCGACGGTCGCCGAGTCTGCGCCGCGAGCCATGACGAGATCCCATTCGATCGAGAGTTGACCGACGACGAGGGCGGGCGGCATGAGGCCGTCCGGGACTGTGTCGTAGACGCGGAGTCCGGTGATGTTGACGGCGCTCTTGAGGGCGTCGCGTACTTGTGACGGGATCATGCGATGACGTCCCGTCGGTACGCACGAGTCATCGCGGCGATGTCGCGTCCGAGGGGACTCATGCGGATCGCGCCGAGTTCGGAAAGGCCGAGTACGCCGCCGACTGAGGATGCGCGCTTGAAGAGGTCGGCGGAGAGGATGAGTGTCGCCTCGATGATGTCGTCCGGGGCGACGCCGTCGTACCATCCGTACTTAGCGGTGACGCGCACGGCGGGCCTCCACGAGTACGGGGCCGGGAGTGTCGTCGCGCCGACCATGACGACCCGCGTGTACGGGATCGCCTTCTGTGGGGCGTTGATCGGGTCGAGAATGTAGTCGGTGTTGAAGACGAGGACTTGCGTGTAGTTGCCGTTTCCCGTCTGATCGAACGCGACCTCGATCCCGGTCGTTGTGGAGATGTCGTCAACGTCGAGGCGATACCAGTCGATCGGACGGTAGAAGCGTTGCTGAACTGTGGAGTCGGCGTAGAAGCGGCGGTTCGTGATTCGGTCGATCGACCGTGACGCGGACTCGATGGCCTTCTCGATCGTTGTCGTCTCGCCCGCGGTGAGGGTGCTCATGTTGGCGTAGGCCTGAAACTGTGCGAGCGTCGCGTACCCGTTCGTGATCGCCATGTCTACGCCTTCTTTCGTTTCTTCTTTGGAGTGTCTACCCGGCCCGGAGCGGGTACTTGCACCGACTCGACGCGAGGAGGCGTAGCGGATTCGGTGAAGCCGGGCCGGATAGACGACTTGACGCGATCGGAGACCGCGGTGATCGTTGCACTTGCTCTGAGACCCCTAGAGACCCGGATCATGCCAGTTATGACCCGGGTCTCCGAGGGGAGATGCTCAGAACGTCGGGGTGACGAGACCCGTTCCGCCGATGAGCGCGAATGCGTTCGGGTAGCGGTTGGCCGTGTAAGCCGAGTAGCCGTAGACGACCATCTTGACTTCGAGTTCGGCGGACTTGACGTCCTCGAATCGGAGCATGAACGGTGCGCCGCCTGCGGTCTCCCACAGGTGCGACTCTTGCGTGTTGCCGATGATGATGACGTCCTCGTTGGCGCCTGCGCCGTTCGTCGTGGTGACGTTGGCGTCGGTGATGACCGGGAGTCCGGCGATCGTGTAGCCCGAGTTTCCGTAGACGACGGAGCCGGAGCCGACGCCGATCGCGTTCTGCGGGCCGTTCTGAGTCGGCACGGCAAGCGGGCGGCCTGCGTTGTCGACTGCGGCGAGGATGTAGGCCAGACGGCGCGGGTGCATGAGGATGAAGTTCGGGCCACCGAAGTAGTTCGTCTGGATGCGCTGAACACCGTCGAGGATCTTCGGGTACAACTCAGAGACCGTCGGCGAGGCGTCGGTGTAGGTGATGACCTGCGTGATCGTGTTCGTCAACGACGTCGCCGAGGTGGTGACGTTGAGGGCGTCGAGTTGCGTGTGGTACGCGCTGACGAGGTCGGCCATGACGAGCGAGTCGATGCCCGTGCCACGCTCGAGAGCCTGACGCGAGACGTTCTGCTGACCTGCGACCGTGACGACCGAGATGTCCAACTTGGTGTCGTCCATGTTGGTTTCCTGCACGGCGGAGCCTTCCGTCTGCACCGCGGTCGCGGAGCCGGTCGTCACCTTCGAGATCGAGAGGGTGAGGCCGTTGCCGGGGAGGGCGTGCTTGCGCGAGGCGTCCATGAACGGACGGCCCGCACGAGCGAACGGTGCGGCGAGGTCGGTGAGGAACTGCGGCACGACCAGTCCGGCGAAGTTTGCCGAGGTGACGTCGCGCTTCTCGATCTTCTCTTCCTGCTGATGGCGGGCGATGCGCTCGCGGGCGTCGAAGTCGCCGAGCACCTGTGCGGCGAATGCGTCACGGATGAACGAGTGATCGCCTTCGGGACGGTAGGTGCGCTCTTCGCGGCTGACCTTCCATCCGCCGACCTGACGGGTCTCCACCTTGTCGCCCTCAACCTTGCGGGCGAGGTCGGCGGCGGCGGCCTTACGGGTCTCGATGTCGGTGACCTGAGCGATACGCTCGTCGAGTTTCTCGATCTCCTTCGCGAGGGCGGCGACGTTCGCGGCCTCGACTTCGGAGATGTCCCGATCCTCTTCGGCGGCGCGGGTGAGCGTCGCGTCGATGAGGTCGGCCTTGTTGTTGCGCTTCTCGTGGAGAGCGGAGAGGAAAGTGTTCACGGTTTGTCCTTGTGGGGTAAGAGTTGCTGATGTTCCTACCGGGTGCTCGTTGCCTCGTGTGGCGGGTGCGGCTTGATGCCGGGTGCGCTCTGCACGAGCCGAGGGTGCGGCCTGCTCTGATTCTAGACGCGGTGCGTGTGTGTTTCGCAACTACTCGGCGTCGTGCTCGGCGACGATCGCGTTCGCCCACGCTCGACCCGCGTCACCGCCCCACAATGCCCACGCGATGCGACCCGCTGACGGATAGCCGGGTTCGCCTTGCCGATACCCTTCGCCCTGCTTGTCGACTTCGTGTCGTGCGAAGTAGGAGCGCATCCGGACGATGGTGTCGTACGAGAGGGCGCGACGGTTTGCGATGTCGCGTGCGCGGGCGACGCCTACGAGCGTTCCGCCGCGTCCGTACACTTCGCGCCATGAGAGGCCGCGTCGAGCCTCTGCGACCATCGCGTCA